TTTATCAATCAAGATCAGAAGCCTGTAAACATTGCAGGCTCTACCTTCTTGTTTCGTTTACTTAATCAAACTGGCGATGAGCTGTTTGTTCAGAAACAGTGCGAAGTCCTTAGTTCTGCACTGGGTCGCGTAAAGGTAGTTCTATCACCTGAAGATACCAATGATATTGTGGCCCAACCTGGCAGCTACAGTATTGAACGTGTGTCGGGCAATTACCACCAAGCAGTGTATGTAAACGCCAACAGTCAGGCCCGAGCCAACTGTGACATTGTAAATAGTGTGTTCCCAGAATTTTTGCCTAGCCCGGTGCTCACAGTTCCCGACATGTACGGCAAGAATCAATTGGTCAGTGCTGCACCTACCAACTGGCCAGACTGGGCACTTACTCCACAACCTCTTAACGGTATTCAATCAACTGAATTCTATTCAAGCTACATTCCCACAAACGGGCAGAGCTTGACTACCATCAAGATGGACTTGGTGCATTACACTGGCACAGTCAAAATTCAAGGCGCTGAAAACTACGAATCTGTTTGGTACAATGTAACTGAAAGTCGTAGCTATTATGACGCCACAGAAACTGTGTATTTCAATGCAGTGGGATTCCATCCCTTGTTGAGGGTGGCACTGAACAACTCAATTGGTTATGGCGCCACTGCCAATGCAACAGTCAGCAATGGAGTAGTCACTGGAATCAGCATTACCAATTCAGGAATTGGATACGTAGCCCCTCCTTATGTGCAAATACTAGGCAACGGTGCAGGCGCCGAAGCCTATTGTACCATTGGTGACAACAACCAAGTTGCTGCAATTGTGGTCACAAATGGTGGATCAGGTTATCTGCCGTTGCAATTCAACAACACTGTTTTTGCCACAGTGCTGCTCACTAACGGCAAAGTTGAAAATCTACAGTACCGATAAGCATTGCTTGATACCAAAAAATCTGTTAAACTAAACAGATGATTGATATTACGATTTACTTGCCCGCAAAACGCAAGCAAAGTCCCAGTGGTTGGGTCAGCTTCAATGCGGTATGCTGTACTCATAATGGCAACAGTGCAGACAAGCGCCAGCGTGGCGGAATCAAAATAACTGAACAAGGCTGGAGCTATCACTGTTTCAATTGTTCATACACTGCTAGTTTTGTACTGGGACGCACTGTAAGTTTCAAAGCACGTAGATTACTGACTTGGTTGGGTGTTTCTGAAAATGAAATTGAACACTTGAATCTTGAAAGCCTGCGTCATCGCAGCATACACGGAATTATTCAAGATCGTCAGCGTGTGGCCAACATACTACAAGGCATTGACTTTGAAGAACGCGACGATTTCCCACCGTTCTCAGAAGTGATTACTCCTGAGTTTCCGTTGTATTGGGATTACATTCAAAGTCGATGCGTACCAAAAGATTACCCACTGATGACAGCCATCAAGACTGATGGCATACATTGGGTAAGACCATTTGTGCTGGTACCGTTCACATACGAAAACAAAGTAGTAGGTTGGAGTGCTAGGTTTTTAGACAACAAACTCCCCAAGTACATCAATCACTCACAGCCCGGTTATGTGTTTGGAACAGATCTACAGCAACCTGGTTGGCAGCATGTGTTGGTAATGGAAGGTTTGTTTGATGCACTGAGTATTGGTGGCCTGGCGGTGATGCACAATACCATAAGTGATAGTCAAGCAAGATTGATTCGCAATCTTGGTCGAGAGATCACTGTGGTACCAGATCAAGATCAAGCTGGACTAGAACTTGTTGATCGTGCTGTTGAACTAGGATGGGCAGTAAGCATACCCAACTGGGAAGGCTGCAAAGATGTCAACGACGCTGTAAAGAAATATGGTAAATTGGGCGCACTGCTAACTATTATGCAGGCTCGAGAAACCAGCCGTATCAAAATAGAATTAAGAAAGAGACAACTTGTTAAAAGATTACTCAGTTGATGTACAACGACTGTTTTTGGAAATGATGCTGGAGGATGCAAGTTCTTATGTACGAGTCCAAAACATCTACAACCCACAGAACTTTGACCGAAGTCTAAGAGCCGCGGCTGAATTCGTCAAGGAACATTCAGACAAGTACAAGACACTGCCAGATCGTACACAGATTTCTGCGGCTACTGGAGTTAAACTTAGTCCTGTGCCTGAACTAAACGAAGGACACTTTGATTGGTTCATGGCCGAGTTTGAAAGCTTTACCAAGCGCCAAGAACTTGAACGTGCAATTTTAAAAGCAGCAGACTTGTTGGAAAAGGGCGAATACGATCCTGTTGAAAAATTAATCAAAGACGCTGTGCAAATTTCGTTAACCAAAGATCTAGGCATGGATTTTTGGCAGGACCCTGAAGGCATGTTCACAAGATATTTTGATTCTGGTGGACAAGTTAGCACAGGTTGGCCACAACTGGATAGACTGTTGTATGGCGGATTCAGTCGTGGTGAATTAAACATCTTTGCAGGTGGATCAGGATCAGGTAAAAGCTTGGTCATGATGAACATTGCCTTGAACTGGGTACAACTGGGTCTGCATGGTGTTTATATAACACTGGAACTCTCAGAAGAACTTACAGGTTTGAGAACAGCAGCCATGCTTACAGACATGAGCACCAAGGACATTCGCAAAGACAAAGGTACAGCAGCACTAAAAATCAAGATGGTGGGCAAAAAGGCCGGTAGCTATCAGGTCAAGGCACTGCCAGCACAAAGCAACATCAATGACATTCGTGCATTCTTGAAAGAATATCAGATCAAGACAGGACACCGTGTGGACTTTATCATGATTGACTACTTGGATTTGTTGATGCCCGTGAGTGCAAAAGTCAGCCCCAATGACTTGTTTGTGAAAGACAAATATGTGAGTGAGGAACTGCGCAACTTGGCCAAGGAGCTGGGTATACTAATGGTAACAGCTAGTCAGTTGAACCGATCAGCTGTGGAAGAAATTGAATTTGATCACTCGCACATTTCGGGTGGTATCAGCAAGATCAACACAGCAGACAACGTGTTTGGTATTTTTACAAGTCGGGCTATGAAAGAGCGTGGCAAGTATCAAATTCAGTGTATGAAGTCGCGTAGTAGTACAGGCGTGGGGCAAAAGATTGATCTAGAATACAACATCGAAACCATGCGTATCACTGATGAAGGCGGCGATAATCCTGACTCGTATCGTGGCGGCCCGTCGGCTAGTGTCATGGATTCAATCAAGGCCAAGAGCCAAGTCAAGGCAGCAGAAGCTGATGGCAATGCCACTGCACCTTGGGAACCGGCAGCTAGTACCAAAGGGCGTTACTCAGATGATACTGGCAAAGTCACAGCAGATGTTCAAAGTACCAAACTCAAACAGCTACTGGGCAAAATCAAGTCATCATGAACAGCGACCTGTATTGCTCTCTAATACACGGCGGACTTGAACTAAACTTCAAAGGCGGTGAAGCCACTGCCCAACATTGTTGTTTGCGCCCAGGTAGATTTGACATAGATCCCAATACTGATTTTTGGAAGGATCCCAGGTTCATTCCTTTGAGAAAACTAAACGATCAAAATCGTTGGGCACCCGGCTGCGAAAACTGCCAATCAGTAGAGTCAATTGGGTTGCCAAGCTTTCGCACAGGTATGAACGCAGGACTCAGTGGCAGCAACAACAATCTTTCAGGACCCACACGCATTGATCTCATGTTTGATATCAGTTGCAATATTGCATGCAGAACCTGTGGAACACATTCTAGTACCTTTTGGCAAAAGCATCTCAAACAGCACAACGAGTGGACAGCGCCAATCTCTGTTGGCCAAAATCACAGCACTGTGATTGCTGCACTAGAACAGCTTGACCTGAGTAATTTACAAATGCTAGTGTTCAGCGGCGGAGAGACTTTGCTGGGCAACTCACACTGGGAAGTGGCCAAGTGGTTGGCTGATCATGTGCCCAACGCTCAACAACAACTGACCGTGTGTTTTCAAACCAATGGAACTCAGTCAATCAATTCACGAAATTACGAACTAATACATAAGTTTCGATTGGTCAAACTGCATCTAAGTCTTGATGGAGTTGGCGAACAATTTGAGTATTTGCGTTGGCCTGCTAGTTGGAATCAAGTGGTTGACAACATGCTGGAAATTCGTGATAGTGCACCCAGCAACATGATGTTTCACATTGAAGAGACGGTGAGCATCTTTAATCTGTATTACACACAGCGACTGGAATCTTGGGCCCGGGAAAATTTTGCTGCCAATCGTGAAGGTGATGTTGTCAATCACAACAAACATGTGGCACGTGGAACGTTTGCCCTGGCAAATTGCACTCAAGAATATGTAGATGCAATGCAACAAAGTGAATACAAAAATCTAATTCCAAAAAACTGGAAAGAAAATCCATCACGCATTTCTGCAATGATGGATTCCATACGCAAGTTTGATACTTTCAGGTCTGAATCGTTTGAGCACACGTTCCCTGAAGTGGCAAAGTTGTATACAAGATATCTTTAAGGTTAGGTAATTGATCCCTTGATCACTGCATATCGCAGTACCAAGGCTTCACTTAACGGACCAGCAGTAACGTTGCGCACAGTGATCACAGCAGATCCTGTGGTACAGTTAGCGCCAAATGTGTAAGCTCCAGCGGTGCCGCCGCCAACTAAGTTGATCGTTAATAGATCTCTAGGGCCAATGACACTATTGGTCAATGTAAAACTCACTGATGTAGCAGCACTTAATGCAGCGGCCTGCATGGTAATCTCACCTGAAGGTTTGTTTAGCACAACTGCTG